CGACATATTGTCTTTCTTTAAACTGTCTAAAAGCATGTTGGATAACTTGGGCGGCTGCATTTTTAGTTGTACTAAGCGCAACTTTGAGACGTCTTTTTTCACCAGGTGTCAAATGGGTTGAAACAAGTCTTTGGACATTTGGTTCAAGACCTCTCATAACAAGTCAAAATATTTAAATTAATTTCAAAATCTACAATAGATGGAGTATATCCTGTATGCAGACTCACTTCAGAGAGATACAAGTCTCTACCCATACGGGAATACATACACTTTGCATCTTACAAATCCACTAAAGAATGTCACTCGGGTCGATCTTGTTTCGGCTGTCGTCCCCAACACAATGTACAACATTACAAACGGATCAAACGTGCTCAATATAAGCGGGACGACAAACGTATGGCTCAATGCCGGATTTTATTCGTCATGTCTTCCGTCTCAGTTTAACAATTCTTTACAGGTTCCGGCTGCAACCGCCACTCTCGTCTATCTCTCAGCCGAGGGACGTTTCATGTTTTATGGAAGTTTGACGAGTGTCGAATGTCTGACGCCCGAAATTTCAAAAATTTTAGGCTTGCCGCTTGGTGTTACCAACGCATCACTCATATCGTCCAACCCTGAATACAGACAGCATTCGACATACAGTGGAGCTCTACGATACGTCAAATCAAAAAATATCATCAATCTGAGTATAAACGATCATATATGGCTCGACATTGCCGAGTTTAGAACGCCTCGAACATTGGATGCCCGTAAACTCATCACGGCAAGCAACCTGAGAACGACCCAGAGTAATACAGCCGCCACGTCATTTGCTCTCGTACCACTTGATGTTCCGAGTGGTTCAATCAAGTCTTTCAAAGAAGAGACAGACTATAACATCTCGGTCGAGTTTCCTTCTCGGCTCGACTCGGTCGAACGCCTGACTGTGCGCTGGCTTGACATGAGCGGAGTTCCACTCAATTTTAACGGACTTGATACCAACTCATTTACGCTCCGCGTACACACGGTGAATGTACCGATTGTACCCGAACGACCTGAAAGTCTTCCGACGCCAGTTGAAGACAAGGAGAAGAATATGGTTTTCATTGGGGCTGTTATTGCGCTTGTTTTAGGTCTTTTGATTATTCTCTTTTCAAAACGCCGTCGCTGAAACGTCAATACCCTGAATAGACTGCTGATCCACGTCAGCCTGGGCACGAACCGGTGCCTGACCCATACGCATAATGGCCATCAGTAGGACAATGGCGATGAGCAGATAGATGATATTCATGCGTTTCATTTATACACTGCTTAGATAAAAGTACGCAAGACCCACTTTCCGTTCACGCGGGTCCGACGTGCGTACACTGGCTGGGTTCTCTTGTACAACTTTGAGATGGCATTCAGACGGTGAAACACAGTCAGTGGCTTCTGACCGGCGCGAACTGCCGCCATGAGCGCTTTGCGACGCATAGTTGGACTGCTCACCTTTGGACTGTAGCCAAACATCGTGAGGGCACCAGTGCTCCGGACTGGAATAATACGAGGACCCTTACCAATCAAACCAAAATTGCGAATCATAGTTGGGCCTACACGAATAAGACGGCCTTTGCGACGAGCGACATAGCCTGAACGGACAATTTTACGCATTTATTTATTAGATATATAATAAATGAACGAAGCCATAAACAACTTTAATCGAGCAGTAAATGCGTACAAGAGACAACCAGAAAATAGGGCCAACTTTACGCCTGTCGAAAACGCATATATAAGACTCGTACGGGCGTTTGGAGCAACGGCTCGTAATGGGTTTCATCCAACGGTTCCCATGGCTCGTGTTCTCAATTGGGTCATAGGCCCTTACTATGAATATGGTTCGCTACATCCAGTGATACTTGGACATGCACAGTCGAAACGACTTGTAAACATGGTGAAACGTCAAAGAAAAGTTCAAAAACTTAGAAGAGAAGTTACGGCTCGGGCAGAACTTAGAAAAAAAGGGTTGACAACAAATCTAATCATGAAAACACTCAACCGTAACCCGCGGTGAACAACTTCACCTTTGAATCAATTGATGAACCAAAGTCAAACATGATATCGGCCGGTACATTGACATAATTGCAGGGAAACTGTGGATACTTGTGCCGAAGTCCCATTGCCGAATTGATGATTCCGATGGCGTACGTTTTCAAGTCTGGTACGCTCGTCTCCAAAGACCAATCACCAACACATATGACGTGTACATCTTCTTGACCGATAAAGGGTGAACAAGGTGTCGTCTCGAGAACGCTTCCATCTATATAACGCAGGTTGTTGTACTCGACACTCTCGATGAGAAATGGGACTGCGATTGTCATACACAGAGCGTGTAGTACTGACATGTCCGGTGAATGATCGACCGAAAAGTAGTGCGTCGTGTACAAGTTCAGGCAACACGAAGGAATGTACAACTTTATGGCCCAGTGATCGTACAACTCTTTGAATGTGATATCGTCGCGACCAGAAATAAATTCACCGACAGTCTGTTGAAAATAATTGTACAACTTTTTTGTGCTCACGAGACCGAATGATTTGAGTAAAGTCTTTATATTTGGTTTCATCAGATTTTTTACAGGTACTTTGAGTGAAAAATCAAAAACACGTTTCGTGTCACCCTTGGCGAGTATATATACAAATCCGAGTATTGCTCCGGCGGACGAGCCCGATATGGCTTCAAGTTCGTTGAGTGCACCTTTATCCTTGAGTGCACTGAGCGCACCTAAAAAACTAAAATAAGCCATGGCGCCCGGACCAATCACAAGGCGCCTAATGGCCATCTATTAACGTTATACAGTTTAGTACACAAGTGGGAACGCGCTACGCAGAGTCGCAAATACGAGCGCAAACACGAGCGTGTGGACACCAACAGCCGTCAGAGAGCTCTGACGGCTCATAAAGACACCTGCACTGCCTGGTGGCAACGTCAGCAAAATACCTGGCGTCAGCAGTACAAACAGCACTGCCGGTACAACCAAGTCAGCCGGACGGAGCGAAATGCGCAGGACAAACTTGGCCATAAAGTAGTACACCAAGGCGAGCACAACTGCGTGAATGAACAGCGTACCAAAACCATAGTGACCCACACCTGGGAACAGACGAAGGTATGGGAGTGCCAGCAGCAAGCCTGGAGTCAGCAGACCAAACAGAATTGCGGGCGTCAAAACCTTTGGGCCAGTAATGTCAATCGCCATTTAGTATATTCATAGAATTTATGTTGATCGCTTCTGGACAAATGTACAAAAATCATGAAACGTCGTCTGAGTCATCATGATGTTCGTAAGGTGATTATCTTCAAGATAGGCTCGAAGTCCCATCCACATATTCAAAAGATGCTCACTGTGCCAATCCTGCCAAGACTCCTGATCAAGGATCAGCTCATCATCAGGCTCGTCAATCTCCTGAGGATCGTAGGCATCATCCTGCACAATGTCTTAACTGTACTCGTTGTTTAGGCCCATTTCTTGATTGAAAGAGTGTTTCTCTCCTTTACGGGAATTGCGTCCTGGATAGCCTGGAAGGCACCCTCAACCTGAGCCTCGTTGTTTCCGAAAAAGTTTCGGAGACCCTGAAGCACTGCTTCTTTGGTCATTGAACCCTTCACGTTTTTAGATGAAAGTGAAACCTTGTTCTGGTTCAGCTTCACCTCCACCTTTTCGCCATCGGTCGCCTGACTCTTCATAAAGTTTTCGACAATCTGCTTGAGATCCTTTTCGCGCTTGTTGAGCACTCCAAGGTCAGCTCGAGCTGCTTTAAGTTGAGCCTTAAGTTCAAGCCATTCGGTCATAACATCTTTAATTTCTGTCATTTACTGTCTATGTGATTTAATCTTTTATTTATACTCGTTCTGCAGTTCAAATTTGGGACGCATGGTGTCGGGCGGGATGGTTGACAGATTGAAGATGCTTACTGGTTCACGGGGGTTGGGTGGCTCGGAACGCTCTTGGCGGTTGGCATTGCGCAGGTTGCCACCAATCGTCTCTGGGAAACCAATCTGGGCACGTGGGTCCAGGAAGTTCTGACCGGCCAGAATGGCGTCGGGGCTAAACTGACCAAAGTCCTCGGTCGTCACCACCTCCTTGGGAATGAGACCTACGTTGGGATCGGTGGGCGTCTGACCAATCTTGAAGCTGCCACCCATATCAGCAGAACCACCATCAAATGCAGCCAGCTCGCTGCCACCACGGTTACCGGCATGCATACCGACTGCACTCTTGTCACCCTGAACAACCATGGGACCCTGGTTGACTGGAGCAGACATACCGACTGGAGTCGAGTCATAGCCGCTACGCTGAGGAGCGAACAGCATCAGGACAATGAGGAACAGGAGAATCAAAATTGCCAAACCTTTGCCGTCCATATTTATAATTGACTACTACTTTTTTTTAGAGATCCACCTCCGGCTCATCCTCCTCTGGATCATCCTTGAAGAGATATTCGCGTGGGAACTTTGGCTTGGGTACACTTCGGACACGCATCTGGATAATCTTCCAGACTGACTCGAACGACCGCTTCGTAAACACAAGGCCTGTGAGTTCAACCAGTGCGTCCACCACAGCATCCTTGATGGACGATACGTCAATCAGCTTCTTCTGAGCGTCATAGACGGTCGTCACCACTTCACCCTTGATGGTGGCCAGAGAAGCCGACAGGTCCGACTCGAGATCGATAGACTTTTGGTAAGCCGAAGTGACCGTATCGTCTGAAATCTCCTTCCCGAACCAGCTCACCTTGGACTCTTTCGCCTGAGACACAATCTGTTCATCAATATCAGAGAAAAGAGTCTTGTCGCCAGGAATATTTAGGCTCACCTGGTTATCATCCGTCATGGTAAACTTTACGTCATTCACCTGATGCATACACCGTGTACCATCATCCTGAGCAATCTTTAGAAAATACCGACCGTCTGGGAGCTTTGTCGGTGTACCGAACCGCATTTATTCAAAAACAAATCACGTCTCTAGATATATGTCCTACTGCGGAGTTCAGTACGACGGAAAAAATTGCGAATGCCAACTCCAGGTTGTGCCTGGTGTTACACCGGCAACAAAACAAGCGGCAAATCCAGTGCGTATATGCGCCTATCGTGAGTTTGGTATTCAGTACGCGTGCGATACTGGATGCTGTCCGACCGACTGTTCTGGTACTACTCAGGACAAGTCAACAGAAGGTGTAGATTTAAGTGTTTTTGGTTCACCAATTTTTATCATCATTCTGTCAATTATATTTGGCCTGATGTTGTTTGCTGCAATTTTTTATAAGAAGTTGGTAAAGAATGCGCGATTCAGAATTTGAGGCTTATAAAATTATGGTCAAAAGTGCTCCGCTTGCGTCACGACTCAAAATGATGGAGGAACTCAAAAAGGTCATCTTGAACATTGAAAATACAAATCGAGTTATTCGACGTCGCCTGGCTCTTGGTGCGCCCAGAGCATCTTCGTACGGCCGAAAGATTCAAAAAGTCAGAGCACGGATTGCTCGTAAAAAACTAGAGAGACTTCAAAGCCCACGAACCAAGACCAACGTCTCAAATATTTTCAGAGGTCTTAGTATATGAAGTTTGACGAGTACTTTGCATTTTACATGTCCCTGCCACACAGAGAGCAGGTTGTCGCAAACCGTCTTCCGGAGCACTTTTTTTCCCAGTCCAAGAAGCGCGTCCATGAAGAAATTCGCAAACGCCTGTACGGTACGGCGTATCCACGTACGAGTTTGATTGGTCGCCGTCTGATGAGCGTCCGTGCCAGAAGTACTGCACGTAGACTCAAGCGTCAAGCTCCACGCAAGAAATCACCATCCATGTCCTTGTCAAACATATTCAGCGGCATGAAAATGTGAAAAAAATATAAGCAAAAATCAGAATGGAAAAGGATATGAACAGCATGTACCGTTATATCAGGGACACAACCATCTATGGCCGGTTCAAACTTTGGCACCTGGTTGTATTTATGGTTCTCGGCCCGACACTCACCTGGCCAATGCTTATATTGCTACTATTAGCATTTGGTTACGAAAACAGAAATGTAGTTAAAGATGTTCGTGATATGTTAGGTACTAATGGATACCAACCAGCTTCTTCTGGACCTGCAGGCGGAGATCAAGGCTCTGCGCAAGGACTTGCGCAAGGTGAAGTCTCTGCTTGAGGATCCGACCGGCGAGAAGTCCAAGGCACGCGCGACCAACAATGGCTTCAACAAGCCTCTGGATGTCTCTGACAAGCTCCGTTCATTCCTGAAGCTGGCAGCAGGTGAGAAGATTTCTCGCTCTCAGGTGACCAAGAAGGTGAATGAGTATGTGACTGAGAAGGGTCTGAAGAATGGCCAGAGCATTCAGCTGGATGCCACCCTGAAGGATCTGCTGTGCCCACC